ATATTGCAAAGTTAGTGATTTTCTTTCGGTTGTCATTCAAAGAAACTATTATTTAATGGATTATTAACATTTAAAAATAGATATTATGAGTACAACAAAAACAACAAACACAGTAAGCGAGATTATCAACACAGTAGAGAACGCTCAGAAACTTGCAAAGGAACAGGAAAATCCTTCGTACATTGCAATGTTCAAGCCGTGGGTGTTGGATGTTAGCGAGTTCCAGGTGAATGAGCTTACAGAAAGCATAAACGAAGTATTGGCGGGCGCAAGCGAGTCCGACGACCGTTTTAAACAGTTGTCAAAGGACTTCGAAATGGCAAAAGCCCGTTTTGAAGGCTATCAGTTGAAAACCTTAAATAAGAACAAAGCAACGGTGAAGAAGTACAAGAAAGCTGTTGCCGTGGCCGTTCGAGAAATAGCCACGCGAACCAAGACAGAAAAATGGTTCAACTATCGAACCCTTTATAAGCTTGGTTTGCTCGATGAGCTTCCAGCGTACAATATGAACACGGGGTCACGCCTTAACAGCCAAGTGGCAAAAATGTTCACATTCGTACAAATGTACGCCAAGCGTTCTAATGAGCTTGTAAAGAAAGAAAGAGAAATTGCAGCCGTGATGAAAAAATACAATCTACCAAGAGAAATTGCAGAACGTATGTATGTAGACGGCGTTTTGAAAGCTTAACCTTTGTTTCTCAGACTTCACCGGATAGGACAGGAAAATCCTATCCGGTGAGTTTTCTTGCAATTCAGATTTGAGTTGCAAGCGGACTATTGTGTCCGTACTTTTCCATCCCTTTTATTTCCCGTGATTATTTCACTTTCTGAGTTTGGTTTCCCCACACGATTTTTAGATACCTCATCGTGGTGTGTGGGTGTTCCTCACCGTGTCAGTTCTGGCACATTGAGCCAAATTCTAAAAGCAAACGTTCTATGGTCTTTTTTACATAAAAGGTGGCACGTGTCGGACGTGCCACGCCCTTTGTTATGGGATGATGCAAGCGAGAAACGCCCTGAAGGCAATATCAAGGAGTTCCCCGAACTGCTTCATCTGATAGATTGGGAAATAATTCATAATTCAGATTCTAACGTGTCACGAGCGTGCGAGCCGGTTACTCGCTAAATCGTCTGCAACGTGGTGGTTGCAGTGAGCTATACGCAAAAGGGCATACCAAATTGAGAAAAAGCAGTTCCCTGTCAGCTGTTAGGAAACAGGGCGCACCTCAGCGTTACAGGTATGGCGTGAGCCGTGAGAGAAGACAATAACGACAAACGCGGTGCCAAGATGCACGTCCTAAGGCAAATTAGGGCAGTCCTTGTGGCTGCTCTACCAATATTCACCAACAAAATCAAAGAATTATGAGCAAATATTACAAAGAGAGCATGTGTGTCACATACGGTGAGCATCCGCACGTACATTACATGGGTTTTGACAATTTCCATGACGCTTGGAATTATTTCACAGATGCCAGGGACATGGGATATGTGGAAGTACGATTATTCGACACGTCAGAGCGTACGCCTGAGCATCCTGCGTTTGATGTATGCAGAACGTACGCAAAACATCTCCGCATAGCCTAAAAACTCGTGCGTGCATTACGCGCACGGACTATTAACCGGTAAACCTTAGGATTATGGAAGTAAGAGAAATGATTATTCTCTGCGACGGCTCGTCGCTGTACGCAGAGGTAGACGTAACAGAGTTGAAAGATGGATTCTGGCACGGAACGTGGAACGGGCACAATCTGACGTTTCACGGCGGAACGTGGATGGAGTGATTAACGCCTAAAACCCTACGCAGTTGTGTAGGGACTATTAACCACAGAAAAAAATACAGAATTATGACAACAAGACAAATCCTCCGTTCAAGTACGATAATTGTGCTTGGAAACCTTCAGCTTCTTCCGTGCATACTGATAGCAAGCAGTACGATAAATACTGTTCTGCTTGGATTTTTCTACATAGTGTTTCTCTTCTACTTCTGGAGCAGTACGAAAATTGGTCGTGGTTTTTCCCGCAATTACCTACATGAGACAGAGCGCTTGGAGAAATACCTGTTTGGATCGAACGCTGAATGTTGAGCAGTACGAAAATTGTGCTTGGAAAACTTTGCGCCTGAATGCTGCCTGTTTAGTCAGGCAGTACGATAATTATAACCCTTACAGAATTATGAGAAAGACAGAATTGCGCAATGTCAAGCGTGGTGATTTTTTCCGCTTGACAGAATCGGAGACCGCTCCGGTCTGGATACGTGACGATTACAACAGAAGCACCAGGAAATACGAGGCTTACAAGTACGACGACGTCAATCATTGGGGCGAGTTCAAAGGCGCACGCCTTGTTTATGTGGATTTCACATTCTGAAATCTTGAGCCTAAACAGCTGCCCTCATTTGGGCAGTACGATAATTAACCAATTAAAAACATCACAGAATTATGACACACGGAGACAAATTATTCCTTGCAGCGCTTGTTGCAAGCAACAAGAGAGCCATTTCGGCAGAGTGCAGACGTAAGAATTTGGATGACAGCGAGTATTCCCGTCGTGCAGCAAGGGTCGATTGGAAGGCTTTGAATATTGAGCGTAGCTTCTCACGTCCGCGCATTATGTAGTCCTAAACCACGGCAGCGTTGTTGAGCGTTGCCGGCATATTAACTAAAAAACAGAATGAATTATGGCAACAAAAAGAATCAAGTGCGAGGGTTCTCGCTTCATGGAGTACGTATACGCTAAGATGCAGGAGATGTACACACACGTAGAGTTTTTGAGCTACGACGGTATATTCCTGACCGTGGCGTACATTGTCTAAACCCTGTGCGCAATCATGCGCACGGACTATTCACCAACTAAAACATTAGAATTATGAAAATTAGAGATTATCTTTTGCTGCAAGAAATCAACAATCAGGATTTGAACAGTGCACAATGGTTAACGGAGTGCTTTCTTGAATCAAGAAGCACAAAGGAGCTATATTCAACTGACGAGGATTTTATGCTTCCCGCTGGCATCTGGATTATAGTATGGGGAATGCACGTTGAAAAGGCGCGTTTTGAGAGACTTAAACCGGAGTACGTAAAAACGGCGTACGATAGCTCTGAGGTGTTGTATTTCTTCAACGTGAGCGATTAGCCTAAACAGCCGACTCATTGAGGGTCGGTGCCACAAACCAACAGACAAAGAATTATGACACAGAGTGAATTGAAAGAGTTAGAGCACATGAAAGTGTTGCTAAGGAAGTGGTGGAAGGTACAGCTTTCCACGGTAGGTGATTCGAGAATAAGTATGGAGATAAGCACCGGTGGATACTTGGGTTCAATGTCAGCTTCCGTATTTCTTATGGAGAGAGACTCTCCAGAACCCGGTAGACCCATAAAGACTGTAATATTTTATCTTTCCACCTTTCAAAACCCCCGTCACAACGAGAACATCTGTAACGGCTGCATTGCTTTCATCAATGCACACCGCACACAAAACGCCTAAAATCGGGCAGTACGATAATGTGCTGCCTACTATTAACCTAAAATTAGAATTATGACAGACAAGGAAAGAAAGGAATTTGAGGAGATTCTACAGGGGGATTTGCTGCTCGCTTGTGATGCAATAGTCGAAAAGTCCAACTATCAGTATATCGTAAAGATAGTCAGATGGTCGTGGGAAAATCAATATAGCGTGTGTATTGCGGACAAAATCGGTCGTACATTTGTCGATTCTCCTTTAATGGATGAGACAGCGACTACGTGATTTTTACAATCACGTAGTCGCAGCCTTCCGTATCGCCTGAATTTATGGGGGATAAACAGTCCCTCATGCAATCATTAACCCAAAAATCTTTGAATTATGCTTAGAGACAGAAATTGCGACAAGAATTTTGAACGTTCGTTGATGTATCAGATAAACAAGGCAAAGATTGCAGCTCGCAAGATGCACAACGCACGTATGACCGACTACAATGATCCGAAATCTGAGAATGATTTTCACGACGCTATTGTTGAGATTGTAGCCATTGCTTATCACGATTGAGCCTAAACAACCCGTTACGTTTTGTCACGGGTTCATTTTATCAACCATTTAAAATTTTAGGATTATGAAAAAGAACCCACGAGATTACAAAGTGAACGGCAAAATGTATGCTTACATCCTTGACTCCATCTCTTCCGATGATGTAGATGTAGAGTCTATGTCTGACAAGGAGCGCATTGAGTTTGCGCTTGATATGTTCTACGATGAAATCTACAAAAACGACAGGCGCAGAATGTCTACTCTGGAGAAACTGACATACTGGATTAGTGGTCTTTGCTCTACCGTGAACGTAGCCTTTACGAACTATGACATTGCCAAGGTTGGCACGGAGTGGGGTTATTGCAGAACAGACGCAAGAACCTCGCAGTTTGTACATACATGGTTTGAGCGCATCGCCAATGGTATTCTGCGCCTTGCAAAGATTTACGGCGTAGACATGAGCCGTTTCCGTTACTAACGCCTTAAAATCCTGCGTGACGATTGCACGCAGGAACAATTACAAACCAACAAAAATAAGATTATGAAGAAAAGAACTTACAAGACGCTCGCCGGCTTGCTTAGAGCGAACGGCGCGCATCAGTTTACAATGAGCGACTTTTTAGGCGGACAAATCTACAATAATAAGCATTATAAATGGCGTCCGTTTGAGCTTACCGACAACGCTCTGCGTGAGCTGTCTGATGGCTTCTGTCAAGCGCTGGGCTGTCAGAAAAGAAAGTACGACGAGGTATTCCACAACATGAAGTACGGCAGAATACAGAACTGCGGAATACTCAGTCGTCTGTGGGTTGAGCTGCGTGGCAACAAGCCGAGCTTTACCTACTGCGTAGGATGTGACGGAGGTTATGAATATCCGCTTGTCAAGAGAATCCTGTATCGTGGTTATTGAGCCTCAACAAATCTGTGCAGCCTATCTGCACAGAACAACGTTTAACCCATTAAATATTATAATTATGATAACAGATTACTACACAGCCGTACACTGGCTTAAAAATGCGTTCATCCTCTGTAACGAGATTGTAGAGAATGACGAATCAGTGATTGAAAATATCGAGTATCCAGAGTGGACAAATGACAATGAAGACGGCAGGGACGGAATCGAGATATTTCAGTGGTTCCTCACTAACATGAGCTACGAAGATAAGGAATGGATGCAGAAGAATTTCCCTGACCTCATCTTCTCTTACTCAGACAAGCTCGACTTGTGGATTCTTTGCGTAGATCATTTCGGAACGATGTGGAAGGGAGTTTCCACGACTACCAACTGCAAGAATGCAGCAAAGGCAAGCCAGCTGCCGTAGCCTAAATCAATCCTCACTATCACGGGTGGGGATTTCTATTAACCAAATTTTATGATTATGACGAGAGAAGAATTTATCGAAAAGTGCAACCATGTTGTTCGCAACTACAGAAACGTAGAGGATTTTAACAAGTGTATCAACCAAATACTCGACTCTGGCTGCATTGACTTGGATAAAGTTCCGCAGGATTACACTCCAGCCTATTGGGCTGTAGGTGCAATGTTTCAGCGGTCAGCCGACCAGTGCGTCAACGGAAGCGCTTACGAAGAAAGGCGCAGAAGAGACCGCGGAAAAGCTAAAAATATTGCGAAGTTCATTCCGTTGTGGTTTTGATAAGCCTAAAAGACTCTCCCTTGTGGAGAGTGCAAGTATAACCAACAAACAACGAATTATGGAAACAATAAACAACAAAGAATGTGGATGCAATCTTTATTCTGTAGGTCTGTATCCTGGATGTGGCTATTATCTTAGCACATACAACGTGTACGCCAAACACGAAGAGGAAGCTCTTGAGTATGTTCTTGCTTTTGCAGAGGAGAATGATTTTGTAGAGCTGTTTTGGACGGACGACTATATAGAATCTAAACTCTGCCTGACAGAAGAGGAAAAAGACGAGATGTTTATATATGTAGAACCGACTATGACTGACAGCCGCGCATATCCTGCATACATATTGTCGGAAAACCTCAAAATAGAGAAACTTGCATAGCCTAACTCACCTCCCTTTGGGGAGGTGCAATTATTAACTAAATTTTAGAATTATGGCATTACAATGGAAGTGGACTGACAAGATGGGCAAAATTACCATCAAGCAGAAAGAGAAGACTTTTGATGTAAACATCTATGCAGGCAACGCACTTGCTATTTTTATCTGTAAGTACGAACAGAATGGCGAAGAAAGATATGTCCTGTATAATTTCTTCGCCGACAAAAAGCACTGTGATAACATCATTAAGAATGGCAAACGACTATTCACTGACGAGGTCGTAAGCATCGAGCTTAACATCTTCTACAAGAGCGCACATACACTACTTGACATCCTCGCCAAGAACGGCTACAAGGTGTCGTGCTATTACGAAAAGCCGAAGCAGTAGTTCTCTTTATCCGTGAGCGACAGGCGTACATCGGGTTCGAGTCCCGACACGGAACTATCAAATCTTTAAAACATATATGAATATGAAGAATATAAAATTCTCTCATCAGTTTGGTACGACAACCATACACGTCAACGACGACGGTACGGCAGTCTTTAGGGACAAGACGTATTCATCCTACAAGTCAGCACGCCGTGCTCTTACAAAGTTCTACGGATTTGCCTACAGGCTAAGGACACAATTCAAGATGCCATGTCCCATTAACGAGAAGGACCTGTGCAGCGACGTTCTCTTCGACGACCTTTTCGACGACAATTCCTATTGTCGTGACGGACATGGAACACTCGTAGGATTTATCAATCGCTGTATCGTCAAGGTTACGTACAACATCGGCACAAACGTTGTGACCCTCAAAACTTTTGACAGCCCGATAACCTTCGAGCTTCAGTCAAGGGTCAGACATTGGCTCTATCTCGTCTGCGCAAGTGTCAACGACAATTATGTAGGCGATGATACAAAGCTTCAATCTACCGTTACCTATTACAAAAAAATGCGCTTCTGTAAGATTGTCTTCGAGTATCTTCTGACCAAATAGTAGCGCAGCCTCAACAGCCTCCCATTTCGGGAGGTTCTGTATTAACCCTAAAAAGAATTGAATATGAAAGAGCTGACGATTAAGGTGTTTACCTTTGGCGAATTGTCTAAGGATGTACAAGACAAGATTATCGAGCGTGAGCGCTGGAACGTTATGGATAACACAATGGTGTGTTACAGGACGTATTTCAACAATACGCTTGAGGAGTTTGAGCGAATAACCGACTCTTACGTGACCAGTTACGAGGTAAGCTATGAAGGCTGCGGATTTGGCAAAGTCCGTAGCGACAAGCTGGCTTTCGAGGAGTTTGACCTTGAAGACTTGAACGGGAAACTGTTGTTCCGTTATATAAGCAGCGAAATAATGCCATACTTGATACGTGGAAGATTTTACTCATCCAGTGTAAATACGACAAAAAATGGCAAGTACACATACAAGTCACGTCGCAGCAAGGTTTTGATGGAGAGTTTTGACGGCTGTCCGTTGACCGGCATGTGCTACGACTACGATGTTCTTGAACCGCTGTTTGACTATTACCGCAACTGGGCACGCCCCGAATACCGCGACCTCACATTCCGTGATGTCATGGAGAGATGTTATAATAGCCTTTTTAAGGCTTTCCAGCAGGAGTACGAGTATTGGGCAAGCGATGAAGCGGTACGAGAAGAGCTGTCGGAACGAGAAGATTACTACTACGAAGACGGCACAAAGTGCGAGGGCTATATTTATAGCGCAGCCTAAACGGAGGGAGCTTGCCTCCCTCACTACAAACCAAAACACTAAGAATTATGTATATATCAGAACTATCGAGAGAACAACTTGTAGAGTTAAAATCCACCATGCTTGAAGCCATCCTCGGCTACGAGCCGTCATACGGAGAGCTTGCCATTGCTGACGAACTTGTATCTGACGAACAAGTGGAAGAGGAGTACGGAGGCGTATGTTTCACGCCCGACGACTTCTGGTGTTAACCTACGGCAGCGCAGCCTAAAAAGACGTGCCGGAAGACCATATTTATTCAAACAGTAGCGATAGATCACGAGTCTTCCCACTGACGCGAGTCAACTCGTGATCTCACGACTGTTTCACATCAACATCGTACAGATATGCGCCAAGGTCTTCGGCACGCCACACATTTATTAACCAAAAACATCAAGAATTATGGAAATTGCAATCATGGACTATCAGACAGGCACAATCAACGTAATCAAAGGTTGTCCTGCCGAGTGGGAAACGGAAGATGTAGAGAATTATCTTTACGATACTCTCGGCTACAAGGAAAGCGACATTTATTACATGTGCAGCGATTGCTCCGTAACATACCAAGAGAAAAATTACGTTCCCGAGCCAAAGGTGCGCACGTTGTTTGACGGGTGGAAAGAACTGAAAGAGATGCACCCTGGCACGTTGCTGCTCTACCGCATGGGAGATTTCTACGAGTGTTACAATGAAGACGCAATAGATGCGTCCAAAGCTCTCGGCATCACGCTCACGGATACGCACACCAAAGGAATCCGCAGGATAGCGGGCTTTCCGTATCATGCCCTCGACACGTATCTACCCAAACTGATACGTGCCGGCTATCGCATCGCTATATGCGACAGATTGGACATTCTGAAATAGGAGCGTTGAAAGCACAGCATTTTGCCTGTAGCAGCCTAAAAGAGTGGAGTGGTAACACTCCACTGCGTATTAACCAAAAACGAAAAAATATGAATAGAATTATTGAAGATGCAGGGGAAATGGTCTACAACGGAGCAAAGTTTTACATTAATCTCGAAAAGCGTTCGCTGTCCGTAAACGGCAAGTATCTGATAAAGGACGGAAAGCATGAGCTTCCGCTCGGATGTTGGCACAAAGAAGATTTCCCCGAGGAAAAGATGTTCAAATCTCTTGAACTCCGCTATCGCGACTACAAGCACTCGATACCATCAGAGCGTTCGGAGTCGCACCGGCGCAGATACTTCAAGGCATTACGAGAGGACGAGCTATCCGACGAGGATATGATGTACGGAGTGCCGCGCGAGTTCGCACGCTACGAGCTTGAATCGTTCTTACTTGCAATGATTATGATTGGAGCGTTAAAATGGCACGAGGAGTGGGGTAGCTGGTTCTACCAATCTCCCAACGACAAGGACTTGATTATCCTGCGCTCATGGGTTGAACCAAGCAAATCATAGCATTTGGTAGCAGATGGTAGCATTTGATATAAACCGCCTAAATCAGAGTGGGATGCAAATCTCACTCACATTTTTAACCAACATTATTTAACATTAAAAACAAAAGAATTATGAAAAGAAATGTAATGATTTCAGGTGAGTTCACTATCAACGAGGTAGCAAACGCTAACGGCGCAGGTCAGCAGAAACCCAACAAGAAGTCGGCACAGGCACGTATCGAAGCTCTCAAGGCTGCGGGCGTGGATGTTTCCAACTACTTCCCTATGGGCGAAGAGATGATTGTCCGTGTCAAGGACGGCGTTCCGACACAGGTACTTGACGACGACCCTGTTTTCTCTCGCATCATGGAAGGACGCTACATCGCACACGGCAAGCTCTATCGCCGTTGGGTTATGGCACAGATGTTCCACATGCTCCGAGAGATGAACGAGGGCAAGTGGGATGCTCCCAACTTCACGGAGGTCTTGCAGAACCGCGGATACGAGTATTCGTGGAAGATGGTGGAGCAGGAGTTGCTTGCGCAGTATAAGATGTTCAAGCATGGTGACATGGAGTCGTTCGACGAGCGCAACCGCTGGTTCAACAAGGACGTTGTGACTGAGATGGCAGAGGACTACCTCGACCACCTCCGCAAGGTTGTTGGGGAAATCAAGGAACGCAAATGCCGCGGTCGCCTCTACAAGCGCATCTTCGGCAAGAACGTGTTCTCTGACGAAATTGAGAATGTGGTGTTCGCTCCGATTGCATGGGCTATCAGAGCAATCGGCGACTCCAAGTCTGCATATCAGCTCTACAAGGCTGTCGCAGCATTCAACCGTGACCGTCACAATCTCCGTTGGCAGACCAAGCAGTCAAAGGCGTTCACCGATGCCTACAAGGGTTCTGGTGCGTACTTCACGATGAAGAACCTCATCCTGTTCCACGGCGCACGCTTCAATGGCTGCACCACGGGAAAGCAGTCGCTCGCACGCATGGAAAATCTCGCCTCGAACCTCGAAGGTTGGGAACTCCTCGGTGCAATGAAGCAGCTTATCAAGGACTCTGGCATCTCTGTCGAAAAGAAGATTGCCGAGTGGAAGAAACAGCCTGCATCTAAGAAGTAGTACGCAGCCAAGAAGAAATTGCCGTTCCGTCTGCGGTGGCTCGGCATCATTTATGAAAGCTTCGCAGAAGAAGGTCCCTTACCTGCCTTTCGGTCTGGCAAGGAACCTTCAGAATATAGCTTTGTTAATCGCTTTCTTACAGCCCGACACCCGTCCTCAGACCGCAGACAAGCCTAAACCTATCCGTTGTTCAGCAGCGGATAGTCTATCAACCAAAATTAATGAATTATGTACAAAAAAACAGACAAGGAAAGGTTTAAGCCTGCCAAGCGTGTTGCTCTTGACGGCAAAATATGGTGGTGTGTATGGGATAGATTAAAATTGGCGTTCTCATCGTTCGTGTGCCACGGAAAATACAGGACAAAGGGCGACTGCGAGTTTTACATCGCCTACTATAACAAAGAATGGAATCTTCCTCACATCTTAAATTAAACCTATGAAGTACAGAATTATTTTCTACACCTTCGAGTACGAGGGTGTGAACGCAGCGTTAGACAAGTCAATACCTATGTCACGCTATGCCTGTCGTAAGTATCTCCGCGAAAACGGATGGAAGTACGAGAATTTAAGGTGGTGTAACGACTTCGGCTCATTCGCCGCCATAGTCCCATACAGCTAAAGAGCCTAAAAAGGCTTAGGTAGGCTCAGTAAGGCTTACCTAAGCCACAATTACAAACAATTAAATTTTACAGAATTATGAAAGAAGATAAGATTTTAGAGATGTTTTTTGCTCCCGAACGCTGGCAGTACGCAATCGCCAAAGGTGTTGTCAAAGACATATCCAAAGGCGTACTCTACAAGCTCACCAGACCCGAAGCGCGCGCACTCATGTATCAGCGTATCCGTGACGGCAAGTATAAGATTATGCCGCCACACACAGCGCAGATACCCAAGGACAACGGCGAGTTCCGCACCGTCTATGTCAACGAGCCTGCCGACCGAGTGTTGCTCTCCATAGCCAACGACCTTCTCTTCGAGCTTATGCCCGAGATGGTTCATCCGAGCTGCCGTTCGTATCAGAAAGGTATCGGCTGCGGTAGGGTGGTGCAGGACGTATCACGCCACATTTGTTCTTTGCAGACCGATGACATTCTCGGCTTCAAGTCCGACCTGTCGAAGTATTTTGACAGCGTTCCGTTGGAGTTCATTGACGCAGCCTTCGACAGGGTGGAGGAAAAGTACGGACACTCGGCTCTGATAGATGTCCTACGCGACTACTATCATTCCGACCTGTACTTCACTCCCGAAGGGGAGCTGTCCGAGACGTATCAGTCGTTGAAGCAGGGTTGTTCTGTAGCCTCATGGCTCGCAGACGTAATCCTGTTCCATATCGACGAGAAGCTGTCACAGCTCGAAGGCTATTACGACCGCTACTCTGACGATATGCTTTATACCGGTAAAGACTATGCTAAGGCGATGCACATCCTCACTGAGGAACTTGGCAAGATGCAGATGAAGCTCAACCCGAAGAAGGTGGAGTATCTTGACGCAAACCACTGGTTTAAGTTCCTCGGCTACTCAATCAAAGGCAGCAGCATATCGCTCTCTCCTACACGCATCAAGACATTCCAGAAGGAGATAGAGAGACGGTCATGCTGTAGACGAGGGGCAACGCTCGCGACATCGGTAAACATGATCAACCGATACCTCTACAAGGGCTACAACGGTCATTCATGGGCTACACAAGTGCTCCCTATCATCAACGTCAAGGAAGACATCGACACCCTCTCCATGTTCGTTATTGACGCTCTGCGAGCTACTGCCACAGGCAAGCGTCGCATCGGAGGTCTTGGATTTGTCAAAGACCAACGTGTCGGATGTATTGTGCGAGGACGAGGAAAGAACGTCACAACGAACAGAGCGAAGACACCCGAACGCATCCCCGGCTTCATGTCGCTTGGACTCATGCGCAACGCATTGCTCACTTCACGAGCTGCATACGACACACTCGTAGCAAATCTCTAACAACGCCTAAAGGGATGTGGCAGAAATGCCGCATCCGCAACAAAACCAAATATGAATGTCCGAGAACACGGAACTGCACAGCGCAGGACGCCACGTTTATATACCCGCATTAAAGATACGGGATTTCCTCTGGACAATCCAGAGTGTATCCCGTATCCTAATGCTGGTACAATCAAAACCATACAGAAATGTTCCACGGCGTAATACCTGTGCATGGCGGCGCACACCGCCCTTGGCTTGAAGAACGGCCCCGTTTAGTCGTTCAGGAATATACCGAGATGACACGCGTCTATCCACGCGTTTCATCTCAGAGAATCCTGACCAACATCAGTATCCTACACCCATGTGCCACAGCCACCGTTCAAGCCCACTCACGTCAGCACAGACGTCAGTTGTTCCGAAGAAGCACCATTCAATAACCCGCCTCATCATTGCGTCGTCGAAATGTTTCCACGTATTCGACGACGCATTCAAGGCTGGTAATATCAACCTTCTACATCCATGTGCCACGCTTCTTTGTTGCAACAAGCTCTTGCAAAGCCTAAAAATCGGACACGATGGGGAGAATCTTTTATATCTCATCACACAAGGGCTGGTAATGCCGGTTTGCCAACCGGCACACACAGCCCCACCTGATGAGTTAAATCAGTCACTTACAGCGATGCACCCGTCTCCAATCGTGCCCACTATTTAACCAACCTATAGGGTATTGCGACCCTCTACCGACACGTCGTATAGCACATCTTTATCAATCCGGTCTCGTATCCCCGCCTTACACCAGGTTATCACCTGGCTCCAGGCCGGTCCTCCACCGGATTAAATCAACCTCATACAGCCACGCAACACAGCTATAGGCGTGTCGGTTTTCTCGCTGCGGTATCAAGAAAATATCAAGAAAGTATCGTTAATTCACTATAAAAATACTACCTTTGTACCTACATGTGCCAACACTTCCGCACACGGCACAGTAACGCCTGAAGAGGCACGGCAAGGCTCAACTTGCCAGCCACTATCAACCAAAATAATAATAGAATTATGGCAGTAACAAAATTTGTTAGAGCGCAGGACATTCTCAAGGAGAAAGGGTTCAAAGCGTCACCGTTCGATACGGCAGGATTCCAAAACGCAGTCGTAGAGTTTTTCCAGAAAAACGATGTGTCGGCAAAACTCGATATCATTTCAGAACGCTTCATCGACTGTGAGGGAGCACCTGCTTGTGGCTTTGCTGCAAGCACCGAAACCATAGATGATGAAGATTGGGGCTTAGTTTACGTAATTCCAAGCTTCCTTGATTGGCATTATAAATACTGCACCTTTCCGTTCTTCGTTGTTGACGAACCATACGTCACTAATGCCGTAGCCCTCCTCAAGATGGCAGGCTTTATCGTCAGTCGTAAACATAAACACAAGCGACTGAGATGGCTCGATTCCTACACCGTCACCCTCGTCTAAGCCAAGCCTCCACACGGAGGCTACTCACTAACCAAGCCCTCCCGTATCACGGTAAACGGAAGCAATATGATTACTAAAGAATTGGCAAAACAACTCATTGAACAGGCTGAGTATAATTGCTCTGGCGAAAAAGTGGAGTACGATATAGACGACATAATGGCGCTCAGTGAAGACGGTGCTTATCTCGTCTTTGCGTCATCCGAGTTCTGCAAAACATCTTTTGTCTGCTATGAGGATGGCACGGCCTATTTCCTCAAAGACTGGCAGGGCGGCTGCTACCCAGTAAGCGAAGACGCAATAGCCGAGTTCAATAACTGGGTCACAATAGATTGGAAGGAGTCGCCTGTTATTTTCAATGGTCTCCCGAGAGTCTTATTTACTTTATAAAAGTAATATTCAGCCCTACCGCATACGGTCAAGCGGATAAACTATGAAAAAATATCAGGTATATTGGAATATCAACGTTGAGATTAACAAGGTTGCAGAGTTCGATACCCTTCAAGAAGCTAAGAAGTATTGTTATGAAAATACTAAAGGGTATAATGAAGTTTGCGCAGAAGACAATAGCTGGGAAGGTCGTAGTAACAACTTTTGCTATGAGGTATACGACGGCATAAAGGAAATCTTAGACGAGGATGGCGATGTTGTAGACATCAAAGAACCAGTTTACGAAACAGAGCATTTTTATTTTGATTAATCCACTTTTAAGCCCTCGACAACACGGTGAAGTCTTTAAATGTATGAAAAGAGACGATATAGTAGTATTGGAGAACCTTCAGCAAGAAGATGACCAGCCAAGATACCTCGTGGTATTAGCCAAAGAAATCGAAAAGTATGCAGCAGATGGCAGTAGCAACGATTATTCTCTCAAAAACAATGAGAGCGAGTGCGAGTATGACATGATGAAGGCTATAGAGAAGAAGTTTGGTGTTAACTCTACGGAGCTATCTTTGTATGGAGATAATAACGAACTCGAAGCTTGCATCGGCTCAGAGATTACCGATGAGCAACTCGCCAAGATAAACGACTTTGCTAAGGTCTGGCGAAACGAAAACGAATGGTTCGACAGCCCTCTCTATTGGAACTATTACGATGGTTCTAACTGGAAGTCAGAACTACTCCATAGCGAAATAGAAGGAGTGAACGACAACCGCCAATACGACTTGCTTGATAGCAATGACGAAAACGCAAAGGAGGTTATTGCAGCATACGACAGAGCCGAGGATGTTCCAAGACAATGGGAAAACGGATATTCTACCTTCATTGATGAAGAAACCGGGTATGAGATCATATTCTCTCAATGGAGCGGACACGGTAGTATGGCAGACGTTTATTAAAATAAGCCACAAAAAAGCCCCGACCTAAGCCGGGGCTACCACAGACCATTACAGTCCGACATCTACGATAGTAGAATTTAGCTCTTATATGAGCGTTTTAATCCACAATCCTTACGGATTGACCGTCAACGGAAGGGATATTTTTGTTTCAATTCCATAAAGGTACAATTAAAAGCCTTCCGAAGACGTTGCAAAGATAACAATTAGCAGTGATTTATGCACAATAAAAAATACAAACATTAACAACTTTAACAATTAGTAATTATGAAACTGTCCAACAAGCCAGGAGACATCCTTGCCAAGCGCAAGGTCTACTTCGTCGTTGTCTACAATCGCGACAACGCCATTGGCTGCTTCCTCAGCAGTCCAATGGCGTTCGTTATGAACCGCCAGGACGCAGCCCTGTTCGACACAAGAGAAGAAGCCGAAGAACTTATGAAGCAAGCCAGAAGCAATGGTATAGGCAATCTTATCCCCGACTGCCTCCGCATGTCAGTATCGTTCGACATGCAGTACCTCCATGCAGTATGGAACTTCTAACTATCCTCTACATTATTCATAAAAACAGAAATCAACATCATGCCAACAATCAACATCTCCGACGAAGAGTATAAGCGTCGCGTACAAGCCATACGCAATCTCTTCTCACGTCGTATCCACGACCTCTACATCAAGTGCGCCAACGGCGAAATCACCGAATACCACGAGCTCGTAAACAAACTGCATTCCTTAGACTTCGAATACGCAGACATCCTCGAACCCTACGGACTCTCCGAAGACCTCTGCCCAAACGATTACAAGCTAATACAGAAAGCCGTTGACAACGACGAGCCGCTCAAGGACTTCGCCTACAACTGGCTGTCGCTCTACAATACCATCGAGTTCGGCAATGTAGACATCAGCTCCCTCATCCCTTCAGTGTCAAATACAGAAGAAGATGATGACGACGAGGATGACGACGACATCTAATCACATTACAACTCCAAAATCTGGCAGGGAAATATTTTACCCTGCCAATCACATTTAACCAACATTATACAATTATGAAAAAAACATGGATCTTATGTGCGTTTGCTATAGTAAGCGCCACTGCAACAACACTGTCTTCCTGTACGTCAAAAACTGGCAGGGATACATCACAGACAGATAGCTGTCTTTACTTAAATGGCAAAATACAGGTTGGTGACACAGCAATGTCGCTCGTAGGAAAGGGAATCCTTACACCAAGTGCTGATTACGAAGAATATTTCGACCTCATGGATAAGACGTTTGCTGGAGTTGAGTTTGACAAGGCAAGAGCCGTTTCTAAAGACGAAAGGATAAAATGTCTGTCTTACATAAGTAAATCATACAAAGACGAGGGAGATTTTCAGAAAGACAAAAACAAACTTTTCGTGGAATTATGCAAGGAATATGGAAAACCATCAAAAGACTCTTCTTGGGTTGAAAAAGAAGATGCGTTATACGAAAATTCGCACGACTACATATGGGAGAGCAAATCCAGAGTTGTATCTGTCACAATACATAGAAAAGAATGGGCCTATTGGCTTGGAGGTGGAACAACATATACCGCGTTTGCGCAGGTAGAAATCCAAGATAGTGTTCTTCAAAGAAAGAACCTGCAAACCCTATCTTTGAAACAACAGTAGTCGTATTAACAAAAGTTTCCTCATCTACTCGGTAGGTGGGGATTTTTTTTAATATTTATAAAAACACAACGAGAATACAGATTTTTTTGCCCCAACTTGCTTTATGTTATATTTAATATTACCTTTACACAACCGTAAAGCACCATTCAACCATTTAAAATCAAGAAAATATGACACAACTCAGAACCCGGCGTTGGGAGGAACTTCTCACACCCGAACAGAAAGAAAAATACTCCAACGCCATCCGCAAGGGCTATTTCGCCACATACGACGGCTACGCATGGCGACATACATTCTATGGGGCTTTCATCTGGAAACACCCTGGACGCGTCAAGGTAGTCAATATATTCAAGAGCATCATCGGTCACGCGCCGCAGTGGGAAGACCTCACCGACGACAACCTGCATGACTTCCGCGAGCAAATCATCGACTCCTATGCACCCAACTCCGCACGCACCATCTTTGCCGAGGTCAACGCCGTCATACGCGAAAACTCGTCCAAACCCGTTCCCTCACTCAAGTTCGGCGAGGTGCTGCACGCCAAAAAAGTACCAACACAAGCCGTCTACCTCTCCGACGAGGAGATAGCACGCCTCAATGCCTACAACCCTCGTACCCTCGCCATGCGCCACGCCAAACGCATCTTCATGCTCGAATGTCTGTGCGGAGCACGTCTGTCCGACTGCATCCGACTCACGTCCGACAACCTCGCACCCGACGGACGTACCCTCACCTATGTGTCCACCAAGACACGTACCGAAGTCACCGTCCCCGTCCATCCTTGGCTACGGCAATACCTCGAACGCACCTCGCCACGCGAGCCTCAGACACTCTCCGTACCGGCATACAACACCAACATACGCGAAATGTGCAAGGCGTGCGGCATCGACACCGCAGCAAAGGTGTTCCTTGCCGGACGCGACCGACGGGGACACAAGTACGAGTTCGTATCCACACACACTGGGCGCCGCTCCTTCGCAACCAACCTCGCCCTCAAAGGCGTAGCGATCGAGCAAATCGCGATGATGATGGGACACATGTCAGGCAACGTACCCAACATAGCCATGACCCAACGCTACATCATGGGGCGGCTCTCACTATCCCCCGAAGCCTTCGCAGCCTTCCGCCTGCCAGATGCCGAAAAGATAGAACAAGAGCAGCAAATACACGTCAAGTCTATCCGCGACTGACATCCCTGCCAGTCGCATTTACATACAAGAAAATGCCATTTTATGCGATCGCATAGAGTGGCATTTTTTGCATTTATACAACATATAAATAACGCTGTAACTCATTGATAATCATCATCGTAATGCGACCGCATATTTTCGCACTATGATATATGATTTTATATATAGTCTTTTATATATATCCATTACATTCCTATATATAAAACCCTATACATAAAATCAATCTCTCTCTATCCCTCGTCGTCTCAACGACTCGCGAGGAGAGGAGAGGACTGTTTTTCTTTTTTTTACACATCACCTTTCTTCGTCAAATCCTCATTCACGAAGCCCACAATCTTCTTCACAGCATCATCTATACGTTTCTGGGTATACGCAATATAATGACTCGTCACGTCCGCCCAGGAATGACCCAGACATAGCGCAATCGTCTCCCTTGGAATCTCAAGCTCCGCACCGATACTCGCAAACGTATATCGGGCAGAATACACCGTGGCGTTCGGCATAATCTTGTCGCCCATCCTTCTTCTGCGTCGCCCGAGAGCATCCTGGTATATACCAGCCGGACCAAGCACCTTTATCTGCTTGCCCCATTTACTCGTGAATGACAGATAGTCCACCTCATAGTCCATCACATTAAGCAGATAATTCTTGCCCCTGTACCGCTCTATTATCTCCATCGCCTCGTCCACAATCGGAATGTTAAACAAAGCCCCCGTCTTCTGCCTCTTGTACACAAGACGTCCGTCTCTGACATTCTCAGCCTTCAGATGCAGCAAGTCCACCGGGTTAATTCCGCACAAATAGAACGAGAGCATAAACAAGTCCCTGTACAGCCTTCTGTCTTGAGGCAGCTTGCAGTCCCTCAGAGCACGCAGCTGATCCACCGTGACATTCCTGATTTCAACCTTCTCCGTCTTAATCTTGAACTTCCTAAAAGGCATTTCCCTCGTCAGTCCCTCGTCAAAGGCCCAGTTCATCAGAGCCTTCACGCTACGCAAGTGGATAGCCCTTCCATTCAGCGATTTCACGCCGTTGGCAGCAAGCCATGCGTCAAACCTCCTCACCCAATCAGGAGTTACCTTATTCAGCGTCACACCGGCATCAAACTGCCTCACCTTCTCCGCCGTCTTGACATACAGCCTCTGCGTACCATCACTCGGTTTCGTCTTGCCAAACTCCTCAAGATACTTAGTCAGAGACTTGCCGCCCATCTCCTCCTTGCCAAGAACCTCCCTCACAAAAGTCTTGGTCTGTTCCATCGGTTCCCGTTCTGTGACAATCAGATGTTCGTCGATAGCCATCAGCTTCTTCGACAGCGCCATAGTCTTAGCCCGGAAGTTAGGCTCACTGTCCGGAAACTCCCGTCCCTTGAACTTCTGCGTCGAGAACAAGCCGGTAGTCACCTTGAACCTCTTGCCCCCATCCTCGAAGATAAGAGCCACGGGCATCATACCGTCCTTCCTCTTCTTGGTCTCATCCACATAGACACGATACTTCATAATCTTTTGCTTTTATAATCCGTACCCAACAACCCACCCAAAACAGGGTACGGGTGCGCAACAGGGTACGTTTTGGAGTCCTAAAAGACCCCGAAAACACCTCAAAATGCAAATCACCTCTCCGTCTCCATCACGCCACCACCATTCATCTTTCTTTGTTTTCTTTGCGCAAACCATTGTGTATCAATGTATTACACAAAACTTCGCAAAAGCTACTTAGAACAGGTGGTAAACGCCATGAATATGTTCGCCAAGCACATTAATGCTATGACAATCAGTGAGTTGTGCATTTGTATTTGTTGTTGGGTACGAATTGGGTTAAACAATGTTTATAATCTCTATTTGAAAGCCTTATGTTAGAGAGCCGCTATTATGAACAGCGGTCCTTTATCAACATATCTCTATCTTCCTCCCTTTTGCTGCTGCTTGTTCACAAGTCCACGCAGAAATTCGATTTCGTGCTGCTGACTTGCAATCAGTCTGTCTTTTTCCGCAAGCAGTTGTGCCTGCGCGTCAATCTTTTGCTCTAATGCCATTATTTTGCCCTCTGTGGCGTTTATCGTTTGTGTGCCTTGATAGTTATCGCCACTGATAATATTTTGCCCCACATGGCTTGTATTTGCGTCAAGCATCTGGTTGAAGGCTGCGAACTGCGCCCGACCAATCGCCTTTTCCTCGGCGAACATATCGCCAATGCCGCTGCGTAACCACTCGAAGTTCACATTGAAAGCGTGGGCTATACGCAATAGATACTGCGAAGATATGCCCTTCTCGCTTTTTAACGCTCGATTAAAGTTTGATGGACGTATCCCGCACTTTTCGGCAAACTTCACCTGCGAGAGACCAACGCTATCCATAAGCGTCAATACCCTTGTTGTTGATTTTGTTTCCATAATTATATCAAGTGTTAAAAACTAACGTTGTTTTGTTAATCAGCAACCGAAAAGTGTAAAAGAAGTTTAAATGTGGAAACTTTTATTTATCAAAACTATATCATTTGATAATTATTTATTACCTTTGCAATCGTTGACCGAGCCACCCGTGTAACAACCCATAGCTCACGATTGGCTCAATTAGCATTTAATATGCAAATATATAAAAAAGAACTAAGATGACCAAGAAAAAGCCAATAAAACTACGAATTGGATACCAAAAAAAATTAGCCGAAGACTGCGGAGTAGGAGTAGCCACTGTCAAGCGTGCCCTTCAATGGGATGCCGACACCGACATTCAGAACCTTATCCGTAAGAGAGCAAAAGAACTCGGCTACATCCGTCGTTGGTAATAAAAAAAATTATACAATATGACAAAAGAATTATCCACTAAGACATTGCGCAAGCTACTTAACAAGGTCCTCTCCGAGAGCAACAGCCTTACAAGAAGCAAGCGCAAGGCAATAAGCAAGATTGCCTATATGTACAGCTATTTCGAAGAGAAACAACTAACGGCTGATAACGATATAGACATCAAGACGGAGATAGCTGTGACATCTCTCTCAACCGGCCCGAATGAAGAAGACCGGGATTTCAGGGAGTGCGACGCTACTCTCTCGCTACGAAAGAGTTTCGGACTTGAAGATGATGCCGAGGTGATAGCCGTCCTTAACGAAGGACAACTGTCAGCGCTCATTACAGCACTCATGAATAAATACTCCGAACTGACGTCCATTAATCGTGAAATCCGCATGGTTACAAATACCGACAAAAATGACAACTAAAGCACAGCCGTCAATGGCACGTACTACAGTAACGTCCATCGACAAGATATGGCTCTCCAATAGTGAGGCGCAAAAATATCTCGGTATCGGTTCCGCTTTTTTCAAGCGGTTGCGCTCTACAGGCCAATTACGCTTCTACAAAATCGGCACTGCGGTATTCTATCGCAAGCAGGACATCGACCGTCTCGTCGAACGAGGTCGGGTTATATAAGAACTATTTCGTACTCATAGTTAATAACAGTCGTACTCAAAACGCAGTGATGCGCATACGACAAGTGTTTGTTAAGATTTCTATAATTATTTATTTTTTTATTAACAGAATTGGATTTTTCGAACATTACCGCAAGCGTGCGGATGAGGTGTGCAGAGCGTGAGTTTAGCGCATCTTTTTTACAACGCAGAGAGATGCGTCATTCGTACTATGCTTTCAGTGCACATATCTTCTTTGTATTCGCAATGTTTCTTGTTTCCTGGCAGGTACGACACGGTCTCGCAAACCGGCTCTGCGACGCAATTTGTTTCTTAGTTGTGTATTCCTGTTCGTGAGAATCGAAATACATCAAGGCAAGGGCCGCATAAAGGGGCGGCATACATAGATATTTGCGATAAATAGATGGAAATAGGTTTTTTTGAGTGTTTGTTTACATAAGTAATCAGTTAATGAGGTATACTACAAGTGTATGAGGTTCGAACCCTCACCTTGCCACTCGTTCGTAGTTCTTTGACAGATTGGTACAAACAGCACACAGGTGCAATGTAAGTAGGAGAGGAGCGACATTGGTTGCCATGATCCTTCGAAAGGGTTCCTGTAGTGCGAAAAACCAGCTATTTCTGTGTCAGGCAGCACGATGAACCGCGCCGGAACTAAAGAATTGTCGGCGGAGGCACGCGCTAAAAAAAAGTCACAGTCTGGTCGATGTATACAACATCGAGACTACATGGTCTATAAAAAATAAAGGATATAATGTTCTCACAATAACAGTTGTGGTAGTTTATATATATCCAAAGAGGGGTATCGTACAATAGGTCAGTACACGATTCTTATCGGATGCAGGTTCAATCCCTGCTACCTCTCCAATCGCTGTTTGTCGCGATTCATAATGTTATTTTTGGGAGTATTGTATAGTTTCCACGGTACGGCGCGTCAAAACATCCTCTGCCGTGTTTTTTTTACCGCTCCAAAAACTTGGCGTAACAACAATCTCAGCAATATTTATATTTATGGAAGCATCCAACACCAGAAAAAAATCCTACAACGAGGCATCAGCGCGGTGTTGCAACATCGTCATGCGTCACTATCCCGATATGTCGGTCTCCGAGATAGCCTCTATGTACGGATACACCGAGGCGAGAGTGGCGCGGTGGGCACGGGTTCTGCATCTCAAGCATTCTCCTGAAACCCAGCAGCGGCTCAAGCAGAAGCGGATAGCAAACCTAAGACTCGTACACACATCCGAATATAAGGAGCGTATCCGTCTCAACTATCAGCGCATACGCCATTCCGAGATATTCCGCATCAAGTCCGGTATGCCGCGCAAGACAAAATTGAATATATCCCTCGTCCCGCCTCACGTGCGCAGGGCGATAAGCAATCTCGTTTACAAGTATAATTACTTCCGGGACATCTCCGTCGGAGGCCAGTACACAATGTACTACGACGAGGATACACGCCGCACGCCCGCCGAAGCGCTGTATGTCGAACGTCATAAACTCAAGTTCGAACCAGCCTATGCCGCCACTTAGATGCCAGCAATGCTCATACCTACGCCACTGCATCAACGGATGCTTCTGCGTGAAGCTGCGTCGTTATATTGAACACGCCCCCAATCCGTTATGCACGGCCAGTAAATAAACATACAAATTCACACACCACTATGCTCATCATTATTCTTTCGTTCCTCATGACAACAGTGACATTCCTCTTTGCCGGGCTTTTGCAGCTCGCCATCGACGCCCTACATCACCCAAAGTCGTTCAACGGCAATACGCCCGACTCACACTCTAAAGTCCACAACAATGAGTAAGTCCTGTCGAGATTGCCTCTTTCGCGACTTTCCGTCGCACACCAACTTCTGCCCACATCCCCAACAGCGCAAACCCGACGGTTCGTTCGTATGCACTCATTGGGAGTGGCGCTATCAATAACTAATTAATACACACAAAAAATATCAGAATTATGAGAACTCATGATTCCACATGGTTTGAAGTCACAGTGCGCTATCGTTGCCAAGCAGAAGAAGGCGGCACTAAAACCGTATCCGAACTCTACGTCGTAGAAGCCTTATCCTTCGCCGAAGCCGAAGCACGTGTCAAAGAAGAGCTGAAACCCTTCGCAGATGACGGTGTCGAGGTACGCAAACTCGCCATCGCACCTTACGCCGAGGTATCATTCTCCGATAAAGACGAGGACAGCATATTTTATCGCTCACATCTCACCTATATGCTCCTTGATGAGCGTACCGGCAAAGAGAAAAAGACGCAGGTCGTAATCCTCGTGCAAGCGTCCTGCATCGAGAAAGCCCGCAAGAATATAGTCGAAATGATGTCCGATTCAACATTCGACTACGAAATCAAGTCCATCACCGAAAGACCCATCATCGACATCTTCGAAACCAACGTCAATAACAATAAACAATAATACGTACTATGATAGTATTCTCACCCGAACCCGTATACAATCGCATCCGCGAACGCTATGCCAAAAGCACTATCGAGAAACGTACACGCGCCGAATTGCTCGTCGCCCGTATCAAGGAGCTTCGCGCCAAACACGCATGTCTAATGTCGCTCTCGCCGGAATTTGCTTTTCGCTTGCAGCGACGAGCAGTACGCCAGGATACATGCGAAAACCTCACACACCTTCACACCAACAAGCTTGGTGTCACATGGTTCAAGTACAACAAAAAAACAACATAACAATGGAAAATAACGAATACGAAGTGCTGCAAGTGCAGCATGACCAGAACATCGTCCAGTTGGACGCAATAGAGCGTGCTAACGTAGACTCGCAGGTGGCAACCGCAAAGCAATATCCGAGAAACGTCACACGAAGCATCAATAACTCAATCGCTATGGCGACAATGGATGTTAACACGGCACAGAGCTGCGGTTACGCCCTTCCTCGCGGTGGCAAGCCTATCACTGGCCCGAGTGTACATCTGGCAAAACTTATCGTAAGTAATTGGGGTAATATACGCGCTGAAGCAAAGGTCGTCCAGATTACCGACAAGCAGGTTATCAGCCGTGGCACTTGTTGGGATTTGGAAAATAATGTCGCTACAGCGTTCGAGGTGCGCCGTTCTATCGTCGGACGTACAGGACAGCGCTTTTCTGACGATATGATCACCGTCACTGGTAATGCTGCAAACGCTATCGCATACCGCAATGCCGTGTTTTCTGTTATCCCCAAGGCTGTCACCGACAAGGTCTATCAGGCTGCACAGCACTGCATCACCGGCGACCTCTCCGACAACGACAAGCTGATTGCTACACGCAAGAAGTGCATAGACTACTTCAAGGACGAGTACGGTATCACTGAAGAGGAGGTTGTAATGATTTGCGGCAAGCAGACCGTCAACCAAATCAAGGCGGAACAGATTGCCCTGTTGCGCGGCGTAATGCAGTCGCTCGTAGACGGCGATACGACCGTCGAAGAGCTAATGAAGCCATACCGCAAAGAGGAGCGCAAGAAAGACCTCGCTGCCGCCGCAGCCGACATAGCCAAGAAAAATGTCGCCAAGAAGAAGGAGGAGGACAAATGATTACGGAAAACATCGAACAGCGCAGCTTGTCCTGGTTTCGCTCCCGCTTCGGACATATCACCGGTTCCGAGGTCCATAAGATTATGACCATACCTCGCAAGAAGGACGAACTGTTCTCCGACACCGCCAAGTCCTATCTTTACGGTGTCGCAGCCGAACGTCTCTTCAATCCGCTCTTTCTCAACGACGACGAAGTGTTTCAGGACTACATCAACCAGACTTCCGTCAACACGCGTGCAATGCAGTGGGGTATCGAACAGGAATCAGCAGCCCGCGACCTCTATTCATCACTCAACGATGGGGTAGAGGTATTCGAAGTCTCATCCTGCGCCCACGACACTATCCCTTGCTTTGCAGCGTCTCCCGACGGAATAGTCCGCACATCCGAGATGTGCTGCCTTGAGATTAAGTGTCCTACACTCGCCACGCACATGCGATACGTAGCCGAAATCGCTGATGCTGAATCCCTCAAACGGGTCAAGCCCGAATACTATTGGCAGGTCATGGCTGAAATGTCATGCACCGGACTCCAGTCTGCCGACTTCGTCTCCTATTGTGCATGGCTCACCCATCCAATCCACATCGTCCACATACTGCGCAACGATGCCGACATAGCCCTTCTCGAAGAGCGCGTCCTTCTTGCCAACGATTTCATCAATAATATCACAACGCCCGCAAAGTCCTAACCGCCTCTTAAAGAGGCTTAGTAAGGCTCATAAAGGCTTGTCATCCCCCCAAAAAAAAACAATAATGGAAATAACAGGAAAAATCATCGCAGCGCTGCCACCGCGCACAGGCACATCTTCACAGGGCAAGGCGTGGCAGTCCAACACCTACGTCCTTGAGACGCAGGAGCAATACCCCAAGCGGGTCGCATTCGATGTCTTCGGTGCCGAGCGCATCGCGCAATTCGGCATACAGCTCGGCGAGACGCTCACCGTAGCTATCGACATTGATGCCCATGAGTACAACTCACGCTGGTACAACTCAGTCCGTGCTTGGAACGTTTCACGCGTACCTACAGCACAGCCTGTAGGGGCTACCGTTCTACCGTCTGCACAGGTAGGCCCTCAAGGTTCTGCACTCTTTGCGCAGACCCCGCCACCCGGTGTCCCTCCACAGACACCTCCGCAGTCCGCATCCAACGGGTGTCCGTTCTGAACATCTCATCCCGCAGTCCTCTGGCTGCAAGAACATTTCGGAGCTGTCATAGTCACGGCTGCCGAAAAAATAATCCGGCATGCATTTACAATACTATTCCTGTTATGACACCAGACAAATTCCTCGTAAAGGCTTCCTGGAGCGAAGCTTTTGCCAATCTTACCGACATTCAGCTCGGACAACTCATGCGAGCAGTCTTCTCTTATGCCAAGACAGGTTCGCTCATGCCGACAACTGCCGACCAGGCAGTACGCGTAGCGTTCGACTTCATCCGTCTCGACATCGACGAAGACCGAGCCAAATACAAGGCACGTTGCGAGTGCAATCGGGCCAACGCACAGAAACGGTGGAGCAAGAATACAAAAAAAGAAAGAAAGTCAGCTCCCGCCAAACCAAAGAAGCCCTCAAGCAAGAATACTGATCCTGACGCTGCGGCACAGGACAGCAAGGTCAACTATTCCTCTCTCCTCAATTATTGGAACTCCCGTGTTCGCGCCTCTCATTCTCCCATGCCCGAAATCTCAAGCATCACGCCTGCCCGACAGAAGCTCATCAGCGACCGTCTGTCCGAGTACAACGGCGACAAGAGAGTCATACGCAATGCGTTCGAAACGGCACTTCACACGCCTTTCCTCAACGGCAAAGGACCTAAAAAATGGGTAGCCGACTTCGATTGGATTCTTCACCCCGACCATTTCCCCCGCATCCTCGAAGGCTCTTATGGAGCGCCGGTCTACCCTAAAGCCGAGCAGCCTCTACCCGAGCGCAAACAGATGTCTCCCGAAGAGTCTCAAATGGCACGTCGTCAACAGGCACAGCGACGCCAGCAGGAAGCACAAGAGCAGCTGCGCAAGAACATTCTTGCTGCTATCAATGCTGCCAATGCCAATCCCAAGTCGCTCCATGCACGCCTCGCCTTCACTACCTACAACAACGGCACAATGCAACGCCTCGGCATCGTATGGACTCCTCCTACAGCCACTGCCAGCACCACTAAATCAGCATCACTATGACATTGCGACAGGAGATAGAACTATGGCTTGCGTCACATCCCAATGCCACACCGCAAGAAGCAATCTGGGCTGGAGCCGAGATTGAATGCCGGCTGTGGTGCAACAACACACGCAGATACCCAAATCCCAACACTATATGAATTACAACCCATTCACCCCCCCCCGAAAGTCGCACCGCCATCCTCACGTTCAGCAATGGCAAGAGGGTTCGCGCTGAAGTTCTTCTTCCTGCGTCCGACAAACCACTGTGTATTGCAGATGTCGAGCGCAATATGGTGCGCAATTTCCCAAAAACGCAGCCTCACGCTGTAAACAAATTAGTTAAAGTACACATCCTAAGAACATAACTATGATTATGAAGAAAATCAAGACATGGCTCATACACCTTCTGGGTGGAGTGACAGTAAGCGAGATGCGACAGAGCAATTTTAATAGCGCTTGCTTTGGCAAGCATAAGGCTCTTGCTATTATCAAAGAGTATGCTGACAGCGTAAACGGCAAGCCTGCTGACGAATGGTGCGAGCTGGTGTACAAGCAGATTTGCAGACAATTAGATTCGGTCACGTATGGAACTGACGAAGAAAGACCAGCGTCACATCCGTAACCTCGCGGCGGCTGACGTATTTAAAGTGGTTGACCATGCTTCCGAATATGCACAGCTATACCGAATAGAGTACTACAAGGAGGTGGCAAAGCACCTGCAAAACAAAATCAACATATTAGAAGAACAATATAAGAAGACGTATAACAATGAATAAATATTACTACTTCGTTGCGCCTGTTGATACTGGCACTGGCATCTGCTTGTACTGTGGGACGTAGGAAACATCAGACGACGATTTTCCGTTGATGTATATACGAAAACGTATAGCCAAGCAGTTAAACGTACCAACGAAAAGAGTCGTAATCACTTTTTACAATGAGATAACAGAGACAACTATAAAACATACAACAATGAACAATAACATTAACATAGCTGAGATATTGAAGGATTTCCCCAAAGGCACAAAGCTGTACTCGCCGATATTCGGAGAAGTAAAGTTCAATAAATATCACGAAAATATTATTACTATTTTATCCACGTCTAACGACGGAAGAGACACTTTAAATACTTTCTCGAAAAATGGAAGTTACTATTCAGGGTATTCACAATCAGAATGCCTTCTCTTCCCATCCTTAAAAATGCGGGATTGGACGAAGTTCTTCAAGCGAGGAGACGTGGTAATAAAAAATGGAGGTGGTATGGCTGTTGTTTTTGACGGTTGGGCAAATGATGCTTACACAGAGTTCAATACTACTGTCAACTTGTATTGCGACAATAATACAGGCGAAGAAGAAGTTTGTGATACACTTCTATTCAGAAAAGCAACAGAAGAAGAACGTAAGCAGTTCGTCAAAAAAGCAGAGAGAATACTTAACGGCAAGTACAACCCCGAGACCCTGCAAGTAGAGACTGTAAAGCCAGTGTGTCTGTTCAATCCGTTCGAAAAGGTGCTGGTGAGGGATAATGAAGCACAATTATGGAAGGCTAACTATTTCTCACATTACGAGGAGGATGATGAAGTTTATCCTTATACTTGTATAGACAATTCTTATCATTGCTGCATCCCATACGAGAATAACAAACACCTGCTTGGCACAACCGACCCCTACACGGAAGGAGGCAGCGAATGAGCTGCCCCTTCTCTCTCGAAAACGTCAAGTTCCGTGAGACCGCACACATAGCCTTCGAGGACGAATACGTAACGGCATACCAGTCCACCGGCATCGTCCCCAAAATCTACAAAAGCGTCAACACCCCTCGCGACAAGAACGGATTGGCATCAGGCAAGCCCAAGACCTACTACCGCACCCGGTACAGCGAATGGGTCACGGAAAAGACATTTGTTACACAATATCATAAAATCCGAGAAAAATTCTAAGTTATGCTAATAATAGAAATATTGAAAATCATCGCCAGCCTCTCTATCACCATAGCACTCTTCTATACTTTCTTTAAAGTTGGCAGACTGAGTGCTTACGACCGTCTTATGGAGCATTTTAACGATGCTGTTAAGCTTATTAGCAAGCAGGAAGTATACATAAAAATGTTGGAAGAGCAACATGGCCCTAAGCGCCCTATGCAAATCGAATACGAGCCTTCAGTCCATGCCGAAGACTTCATTGACAGCTTGCAACGGATGATAGCCCAATATGGCAACAAGACTGTCGAACTTGAAAGCGCAGACATTACAGATGTTATCTACGATGCCGAACGAGAATTCTTCACCCCAACATGTCTGTGTGACATACCGCTTAAAGCGAGCGAAATAGTTGACTTGATGCGGAAGCTAATAAACAAGCACGGCAATCTCGCAGTAGAGTGTCCAAAGATGATGCTCTCATCAATCACATATTACGCAGACACCAATAAGTTTCATATCAGTTAAAACACAATTATATGATAGACGAAAAGAAAATCACAGAAGCAGTAAACGCATACATCGGCTACCCTAAAGAGATTGACGAGGGTATAGAAACATATATGAGACGTGATGCTTTCCGTGCTGGAGTGGAATGGTTCAAGCAAGCTATTTGGTATGACGCAAGCGAGAAACCACAAGGTTCGGCTGCTATTCTTTACCTGTGGCACGACGAGCAAGGTGGTATGCACGTTGGTATTGATAGTATATTCGACGATTTAGAATGGAAGAAATTCGTTGAGTGTAACAAAATCACCAAGTGGTGCTACATCAATAACATATTGCCGAAAGGAGGTGAGGAATGAAAAAAAAGATTGAAGTCAAAGCTTGCTACTATCTCGGCAAGAAAGATTGGCAGTTTATGTTATTGCCTACAATTGGCGGTGACTACCATCGAAATCTCCTGACAATAGGATTTATATGGTTGTTTTTCGTCTTTTATGTGCGTATTGATTATTCAAGTAAATAACAATAATTATGATTAAAGCAGAAGACCTAAGAATAGGAGACATTGTAAGGATCAACGAAAACGATTCTATCAAAAATGGACTTATTGGCAAGGTGACTGATATAGACTCACTAAGGGAGTACAAAGAAAAGAAAGGTGCCATTACTCTGAATACCATTGAAGATGATGGTTGGTATTGGGGAATATGGTGTTGCGACATTGAGCCTATCCCTCTTACTCCCGAAATTCTCGAAAAGAACGGGTGGGAGCGAGATAAACTGGTGCCATACATTTATGGGCATGAAGCTCACAACATCGAAGTTATCTGCACTCCTAATAGTGAATGGATGTGTGTTACTTTTAAAGGTGACACCATACACAGGATAAAGTACGCTCATGAACTACAGCACATACTTTGGGCGTTAGGCTTGGACGCAAATCTAAAGATATAAAAAAATGAAGAAGATTATGTTCAACGACAGGTACGGACTGACTGATGCCGTACTTATAGGTCACAAGACGCAGACAAGACGTATTGCCTACACTGGCAGTCTCCCATATCTTGATTTTGGTATTTGCGTAGAACCGAAAAATTTCGGAAGAGCTTCCTTCTCTTACAGTACTGTTAATATAGCCCATTCACGTTATTGCGTTGGCGAGGAAGTCGCCGTAGCACAAGCATACAACGAATTTGTAAGTGAAGCTGGCTTCAACGAAGCAGAAATCAACAAATTAAGAATCTCCAAAGGTTGGACTAACAAAATGTTTGTAAAGGCCGACCTTATGCCACACCGCATCCGCATCACCGATATACGTGCCGAGCGGCTACAAGATATTTGTGAAGATGACTGTTTGGCTGAGGGTATTTGGGAGGCGCACAACATAGGGCTTAAAGGTGTGACGTATTCGTACGCAAGCTTAGCAAACTCTCCGTACCGAACGGCTAAAAAAGCCTACGCAGCTCTAATAGATAAAATTTCTGGCAAAGGCACATGGAAGAACAATCCCTATGTATTCGTGTATGATTTTGAACTAAGTGACTAAGACTATGAAACAGCGATTAGCAAAGAAAATAGTAAAGGCAAGCCCTCTGTATCTCAGGTATTGCATTGCGTTTAATAAGAAGCCGTATTTTAACAGATATTGGCATCGAAAATGGGAACGCGCGTATTCTCGTCAAATCCTATCTATGTGGACAGTAAGAGTTGATAGTCGTCTGTCTGTCGCTGTTCGTAAAGCGGATGCGTATGGTCGGTCTATTCGTGATAAAATACAATCCCGCAGAGCACTAATATAAACAAATAAAACATTAACAAAACAAAGTAAACAATGGGAAAAGAAATGAAACAGTACACAGGTACTAAGACAGTAAAGGCAAAGCCTATGACAATGGGTGAAGCCTACGAGCGCAAGCTTTTGAAGGAAGGAGTAAGACCTTCTGAGTGTGAAACAGACAAGGCTGGCTACCTTGTTGAATGCGAGGGCGGCTATCAGTCTTGGAGTCCGGCAGATGTATTCGAGAAGGCTTACAAGCCGTCTGAAACGTTCGTCAACAGAATGCTTCTTGAACTCGAAGACCTTGAAAAACGCATGTATAAATGCGATAACTTTCTTTCTTCGGATGAGTTCAGTGCTTTAGACGCACTTTCTCGTGCTTTGTTGACTGTGCAAAGAGGGGCGATGGGGCAATATTACTTTGTCTTGGCAGACAGATTTATAAAGGCAAATAAGATGAAAGCTAAGTTGTCCAATTTTACATTCGGCACGGCAGTACTTTATCTTAAAGCAGGTATGGCTGTTCGTAGAGCAGGATGGAACGGTAAAGGTTTATTTGTTGTCAAGCAAGTTTCGGCACATATCACAGTTGACATTATCCCTAACATGCAGTCGCTTCCTCAGTCTGCCAAAAACATCTTGATGAGTCGTGAGAATCCTCATATTGACTACACCAATCAGATGCTGATTATCAATCCAGATGGACGTGCCGACTCATGGGTGCCGTCTTCGAGTGACGTATTTGCGGAAGATTGGGAATTGGTAACTGAGTAATTAATCCTCTCCCTGGTGACAGCAGGGAGAGATAAAACAAAAAAACGCAATGTTTGTAGATATATTAACAATTACTCCCAATAATGCATCCTCAAAAAATTGTTGCTATGATTGTATAGGGTGTAGTCATCTAAAAAATATTACAGTAAATGATTCACATGAAGCTTATGTTGAATGTGATTTAATGGAGGACTAACAATGAACAGTCGACAGCGAAAAAAATATGCTTATGTGATGAGCGAATGTGCCCACAATAAGACTTATATAGAGCAAGAGCCGTATGGTGACTACTATGTTCCTCGTGAAGTCTTCGAATGTGCAAGACAACCGCAATTCACCGAACATTTCGGTGATGAGTCCCAAGACTGCCCTTCAGACATATGTAGAACATGCAAGTCCTTCACTCTCTCACGCAAAACAATGAAACTTGCGAGAGAACGCAGGGATTGTGATAGATATATGAACAGAAATTATTATAAAAATAAAGAGCAATTAGCAAAGCAACAGCAATGGAACGCATTCAAAATATTCGAATAGATATTGAGTGGCGTTCACACGGTAGAATACCAAGAAAGGTAGTTCGAAAATGGTTAAACGACATACAGAAAGAATTGGAGGAAGAACAATGAGCAAAGGAAAAGGATGTGTCTCCTGGAACACATCCCCGAAAGAACAAGCGTAATACTTACGCTGTTACATAGAAATGGAAGTACTTGCCATTCTTAGGGTAGATAATCTTACCTGTCTTGCGAATGTATCGGCAAAACACTTCCTTCATGTTACTTTCTTGCAAATTAGAATCTTTCATGAGGCAACAACCTCCTTTCTGGCATTTATACTCTTCAGCGAAATTGCTTGGAGTACTTTGCATGGAGCCACCATACAAAGAAAAACCCCAGCACAGGACTGGGGGAAATGTCTTAGAGCTGGAGGGCTGGAAGGACTTTTTTCTTGGCTGTTTCGCCAGAGGTTGTTAACCTCGATTCTAATTTGCGCTACAAAGTTAATCATTTATATGATTGTATAAACAGTAACAAAGTTAATGAATTAAAAAAGTATGAAATTAATAGATGAAGAAAGATTGAAAGAGCTTCTTGTCGCAGAAGCTTTTGCAGAAGTATTGGAAAGAAACGGAGTGGATGAATGGGATTATTATGAAGATGCTCTTCGTGATGATTACAATGGTATGTCATATTGGGAGTTTGTTTCTCAATCAGCCAAAGACATAACAAAGGACTTTAAAACTGTATAATTATGAATAGAGAAGAAATTTGGAAAGACATTCTTGGATATGAAGGATTCTATCAAGTAAGCAATCTTGGTAGAGTTCGTTCTGTCGATAGAATTGTAAAGGGCAAATTTGGTTCTATACAACATAAGAAAGGCGTAATGTTAGCACCTGCAATAAATACTGCTGGATATTATTCTGTTGCTCTAACAAAAAACGCAAAGGGTAAAGCTTTCAGGGTTCACCGCTTAGTTGCAGAAGCATTTATTCCAAATCCAAGTAATTATCCTATAATCAACCATAAAGATGAGAATAAATTAAACAACAATGTCAATAACTTGGAATGGTGTACCTATTCTTATAATACGATATACAATAATTCTATAGCGAGAAGGCTAAGCGTAAAGAATAAAAATCGCTCTTATGGATGTGAGAAGAAAGTTTATCAATATAACATTGATGGACATCTTATAAAAACATGGAAGTCTTTAATGGAAGTCTCAAGAGAATTACATGTTCCATGGGGTAATATCGCTAATTGTTGTAGAGGTGGTAAATACAGACATACTGCCTATGGATATAAATGGAGTTACAAACCAATTAATACGTTACAAAATGAATCGTAGTGAAGCGAAAGACCTTCTGCCTATTATACAGGCGTTCGCAGAAGGTAAGACAATACAGAGTAGATTTCTTAATGGTAGCAATACATGGTGGGATGATAATAATCTTAGTTTTGGTGATGGTGTAGAATATCGCATCAAGCCAGAACCCAAGTACCGCCCTTTCGCCAATGCTGAAGAGTGCTGGCAAGAAATGCTAAAGCATCAACCGTTCGGGTGGGTGAAAACAGACGAGGGGTATGAACAAATTTGGCATGCAAATAAAGGTGACGATTTCAATGCAACATTAAAAACTTGCACATTCGCCGACGGCACGCCCTTTGGCATAAAGGAGGAATAAACAATGAGAACAATCAAATTTCGTGGCAAGGACGTCTTTACAGGCGCTTGGCGACGACTCCATTATTGACGGCAAGGTACTTGCTTCGATGTTTGACCCACGCAAGTTCATGTGTAAGATTACACCACTTCACAGAACAAACAGCTGCGAAGCCAACCATATTCAGACAAGTGGAGGTTACGACTCGTTTGTGCCGTACAAGAAAGTGGAAGAGGATTTGAAGGCAAACGGATTCGATGTAATCGTGTTCGTTCCGTCGTATGACGAGGACAACGGATTGATTACTTGTGGCAATGCAATCCTGTCGGGCAAGAAGCCGACATCAAGCTACAAAGAAGTGGTATTTTAATCTGATAAACAAAATGAGCAAAAAGAAAATATACATATCATCACCAATCACAGGTCATAACCTCAACGAGCGACGCGAGTTCTTCGCTCGGATCGAGAAGGAACTGACAATTCTCGGCTACAAGCCAGTCAATCCTATGAGCAAGCCATTGCCCGAGTCTGCGCCGTACACGGAACACATGAAAGAAGACTTACGCCTGCTCCTTGGCTGCGATGGCATCGTTGTTCCGAACCGATGGCGTTGCTCGAAAGGTTGTGAAATAGAACGCCGCGTTGCTGACATCTGCGGAATACCCGTTGTAGGCGTGATAGGCGAAGCGCACGATTTGCAAATTATAAACGCTATATAACTATGAGCACAGCACAATTAACAAGCCGCACACCAAGAAGGGCGTATATTATTGCGCCAAGCGTAAAGCAGAAAGAGGAATTACTAAAGAGAATTGACCGCTATTGTTCGCTGTATTACATCACAATGGGTTCGGTATACAATATTGCCCAAACCGCAATGATAGACGCTTACAACGCAATTAAAGATGACAAGAAGCTGTATCGTCAACAGACAAAGCAGTATATTAACAAAGCCCTTGCCGCATACGATACGTGGGACTCGAAAATGCGCTTTGTCCTTGCTGACCGTTATCAGCTTTGGCTCGACCTGTCCGATGCGTCGGAAGCGGAACTGAAACCGCTCGTCACAACACTCTATTACTGCATCGACAACTACTTCTTGAAGAATAAGGTGCCGAAAAGCAAGATAATCGCCCGTATGGAAACAGCAATGGTGCTGATAGATGTTGCGGTAAACCTGTTCAAGAGTCTGTTTGACAATATTCAGAAGAAGATAGGAACGAACTTGCGACCGATGTTCAATGATGGCAACGCACTGGCGTTGAAACAAAATTGGAACAACGCCATGCAATCCGTCATAAACTCACTACCAGGAATACCCAACATTGACATCAACGATGATGCGGACAGCGTTCAGGCAGCAAAGAATATCGTAATGAAGCTCTCGAACGAGAATATCTACAACCGCGCAGGAGAGTATGCGTTACAGGTGAACCCCGAATACAAACCAGAGGATTACGGAGGGATAGATTAGTATCAACCGCGCACGGGCAGCAGGAGTGAAATCTTGTTGCCCGTGCGCGGTTTTTGTCATTTGTCATGCAACGTAAATGCCCGACCGTATAGCAGCATCGTCAGGACAATCAATGTGTAGTCTGCAATCTGTGTCGTTTCAGAAATGCACAGCGTACCATGCCCTAATCTTATCAGAATAACTCCTGCAAGATATATGAACGGTATTCGCCACACCCAGCTAAATCCGAAAAGAAAACTCGCTGGCAGCAAAACGGCAGGCAGTACAATATACGCAAGCGCATAAACCGACACAATCAAAACGGCGTTCTCGTTCAGATCCAAACCTATCGGCGCTGCATTATGGTGAAACCAGTGTACGCCGAACCAGTGCGAAATCATAAGAAAAATCGGTATTGCCCTAATACCAATCCTGTAAAACCAAAATAGTTTTTCTGCAAGCGTATTTGTTTGTGTTGTTTTCATACCGCTAAATTTATGTTAATTTTTTGAATATCCGTTCGCATAGTTCTCCCATGATATAGCAAGCCTGCTCGCCACTCATGTCAATATCATACGCTTCGCAGATGTGTGCCGTGACGTGTAGCAACTCGTGACCGATTGTGTTTACCATCTCGCTTTCTTCTTCGGAGTGTCCGATAGTTACCACGCTCACCTTGTCCTTGACGTTGGAGTAGGTGAGTCCGCTGCTTTCACCACCGCTTACAAAGTGACGATAGGCTTTGCTTGTTGCTTCACTGCCACACCCAATCGTCATAAGCTCGTTGCAGAGATACACAGTGTCGCCACTGTCGTACCCGATGAAGCAACGCACATTCCAGTCGTACTTGTCGAGCCTTATGTCACGCCTGATCATAATAAGTCCTCCCACGGTATAGGCATACCGTTATGGCAGCAGTCGGCATAGAAGCGATTGAACACAAAACCGTCCTTCTGGTCTACATCGTCTATTGTGTCCTTTACATATTGTGCCAAGCTCGCTTCGTCTTTTATTGACTTACCCCAAAAATCAGCCTTGCACATATTCGCTACATACACATGGTCATAGCCAACAAGGTTTTCAAGGGTCAGTCCATAGGTCTGCATCATTTCCTCTACTTTGTCCTTGCTTATAGGCTCGATTGGCTCTTCCTTACCGCTCGCCTTGTTGACCTTGCGCATATGACTGACAGCCCAGTCGCACATCTTTTTGTTAAAGTGATAACCATTGTATCTGAGATAGGCTATCATTGCATCAGGCTTCAAATCATAGAAATCCAGAGGCATTCTACATTTTCCCATAGTCTTTACTTGTTAAGACAGGTAGGAAACAGTATTCCCTACCTGTCGGTTATTACTTAGTAGCGTCTGCCACCACCATAGTAGCCGCCACCATAACGTTCTCCGTAACGTCCTTCATCGTCGTAGTCCATGCCACGCTCATAGCGTCTGCGCTCGTCACGTCCCATGTCCCGATAGTCCGGCATGGGAGAACGCTCACCCATACGACCTTCGCCACGTCTCATGTCTTCAAGGCACGACATGACTTTTCCACCGTATTTAAGCATTTTCTCGGCATTCTCAACAAGCTCATCTAACTTGTTTTCTGTAATCTCAACCATATACATAATGTTCAGTATTAAGTGTTTCCGTTCGACTTCTTGTTCAAGGCTCTTTGCAGCATAGTCTCAATGTTCGACAGCGTGCCTTTCATGCCGCTCACATCGGCTTCAAGGTTACCGATCCTCTGTTCCTGCGCCTTTTCTTTGGCTATCTGTGGATTGAGGACACCCAACATCTGTTCACAGTTCTTTACCACTTTCTCATGGTATTCCTTGCTCTCAAGCACTTCTTTAGAGTGCCTGAGCATAGCTTCAATCTCTGCGCTCATAGCCTCACGGCTCTCAGATACAACGAGGTCTCCCAAGTTAGCAATCTGTCCATTTGATGGCAATTGCTTAAACTCCGCTTCGCCATCTGGCATTTTAACCTTTACATCAACAGTTGTTTCCATTGGTTGGGGGTTAAACTGCCCAGGCTGATATGAAGGAAACTTGGGTTGCGGATTGCTCACGTTTATCACTTGCCCTATTTTTAGTGTCGGTTCTCCCGATTTGTCAAGCACATAAAATATGCTGTTTTGTCGAAGTCCTTGAAACATAGAAGTCGAATTTTAACTTGTTATACAATACCCGTCATCAACTGAAGGGTGTTAGTGTCTCTCTCGAACCAAAACTGATACACACCAGTTCCGGCTACATCGGCAACCGTAAGAGCCGCACCTCCGAATTTGGTGACAGCCTGCGTTGCGCCGTTGGTCTCAAAGAGTATCGGCAGTGTAGCCGTCGTGCCGGCTGGTATCGCCTGCCTCAGATTAACGAATACCGTTCCTCTGTAGTTGGCGTTCAAGAAGGCATGATTCTTAAACGAGAAAACCACACCGCTTGTACTTACCGACACGCCAGTAGAGCCGATAGCCGCCGACCCTCTTCTGTTGACCCATGAAAAAGGATAACCCCAAATCATAGTCCTGTCCTCCAATTAGATGTTTAACCCCAAAAACCGTTGGCTCCGTTGAACCCGTACAGTCCCATCTGAGCTGCTACGCAGTTAGGAACAGCCGTAAATGGACTGTATGAGACAGTCGCTGTCTCAGGCAATTTACACTTGATACCAGCAACCTCCTGCTGCAATCCTGCCAATACCGCATTGATAGGAGCGACCGCCTGACCTACAATCTGACTTGTCATAGCCGACGACTTGAACGTTGAGTTCTCCTCGCGCAGATGGTCTAACTTATCCTGCATCTCTCGAAGCTCTGCGGCACGCTGTCCGTCAAGAATCTGCTGCGTGCTGTTCTTGATGCTGTTGTTGAGGTCGCAAGTCTGTCTTTGTGTCTCAAAGGCAAGGTTTGAAAAACCGCGTTCCTGACCTGTTGCAACGCTGTTAATGGCGTTCTGCAAGGTGTTGGTCTGCTGGCATGTAGCAAGTCGGTTCTCGCAGCAACAAGAAGCGAGCTGCTGTGCAATTTGCATGTTACCCTGTTGCAATGCGTTGATAGTTTGCATGCCGCTCATGCCTACTTGGTTGCCTACATTCTGAACCTGTGAGGTAAGAGCCGATATAGCTGCCTGTATCTGACCCTCGGTGCAGTTAAGCTGTGTAGCGAGATTACTCAAGGCGTTTCTGTTGCCACCGATAGCATCCATGAGGAGCGAGCGACCGTAGTCGTTGTTGATTTCATTGGCAATACCGCCTGCGCGACCATTACCGAAACCACCCCAACCATTACCTCCCCAACCCATGAGGAAGAAAAGGAAAATTACCCACATAAACCAACCTCCTTCACCGAAGCCATTACCATTCTTGTTCATGGCAAGGAGAAGATTAGGATCAAGACCTCTCTGTTGAAGCAGAGGAGCGAGCAAACTCATCATGCTACCCTGTCCGCTGCCTTCATTGCCGAATACGTAAGTTTTACTCTCCATAATAACATTTTTAGTTTTTACCTTAATAGATTTACTAACTCTATTGTAACGTTACGCCACAAAGTTAGCGTGTTATGACGGATAATGCCATAACACGCTCAAAGATTTTATATTACGCTGATTATCAGATATATACGCTGATAGTCGGTACTATCACGTTGTAAAAAATCTTTCCTGTGTTTGAAGAATTGGAAAGAAATGAAAACAAAAAAAAGAGAAGTCTCTTTACTTGCTTCTCTTTTGTCTTATGAAGTGAATAATATCCCACTTCTTCCAGTATCGTGTGTGTCCGCGCTTCTTGCACTCGCCGTTCGGTATCTCGCCGCGCTTTACCATTCTGTTGAGCGTCGCATCGCTTACACTAAGCCTGTCCTTTACTTCCTCTGCGCTCATCATTGGGTTAAGCATATTCGGAAGTATGTCCTGGCAGAGCGTTTCTATATCATCGTCGCTCATACCGCAAGCAGTTACTTTCTCTCCGTTACGCTGCTGTTCATCTGCCTTGAAGCATGAGTTGGCGAGCGACTGCAACAGCGTGCCGAGCATTTTGTAGCCGAAAATCTTTCTCATAGCACTCCTTTCTAATTGAATAGTCTTTTACCAAGACTTGACTTGCTGCAAAACCATTCCGCTGCTCCGTAGATATACAACAATAACGTAAAAGCCATGATTGCAAAGTGTGCCATTATCATCTCTTTCGTTGTGTACCAACTCCAATATACAAGATGTATGGAGTTGACGGCAAAGAAGTAGAAGAATGGTATGCGGTACTTCCAGCATAGCCAAAAGAAGCGTGACGCAAGAATAATAACCATAGGCAGCACATAGACCATGATGTAAATAAACGTATAGCACGCCCAGTTAGCCCCATGTACGGCAAACATCTCTTTTTGATTACGGCTAAAATCAAACATGCCGTACATGTGCGCCACCATTATCATAATTGGAACCCACTTGCAGAACCAGCGGAAGAACCGAAGTATTCTGCGTGAATACTGATTGCCAGACTCTGCCAGCAAGGACATAATCTCCGATATGTCCTTGCCCTTTACCAGAGTCAAAAACTGCCTTTTATACTCCTCGTCCATAGCGTTTTCTTGTTTAACTGTCAGTTCCATTTTGCAAGTTAGTCATTTATTCTCTAAATCGTATGTATTGTTAATTTTATTTATGTCTTATTAACATATCACAGACAGGCAAGACTCATCCTTAAAACAATCTATAGCCAATCCCAACACCCACATACGGCTGCACACCTTTAGGCGTTATGCCTACTCCTAAGCCTATATTCACGCCCAACCTCTTGTATCCGCCCTTTCCTCCGCCCTTTATAGTCCTGCTTATAGTCACAACCTCCCGCCTTGTGTACACCCTTATACTGTCAAGTCTCACATCATATCCGCTCACCCAGGCAGTATAGGTGCTGTCGCAATACTGTTTCTGGATGATAGGTATATTAACACCAGCACTATCTATACAGATAGGGTGCACTGTATCATGCACAATAGGCAGTTTCTTAGTCACATACCTCACCACCACGCTGTCCCTCGCTACAGGCTTCACGTAGGGGACAGTGTCCACCACCGTCACCCTCGTTGTGTCCGTTTTTATCCGCCCTTCTATTCGCCCTTTGCCGTTTTCACAACATAAGACTACGTTCAAGCATAACGAACACACCAGTACACAGCAAACAATCCACTTTCTCATTCCTTCTTCTCCTCTTTTTTGCCCTCGTCAAAAGCTTCTTTCAGAGCCTCACCTACGTCTTCGTCTTTGCGCTTAGCAAAGGCAATGGCAAAAGCCTTGAAAAACCCGTTGATAGTCTTCTTTTCAACTGACACCCCCCTCAAATAAAAGAAGTGCCCTATAATACTCTTCAGCTCGCACAGCCATGCCACGAACATAGCTGCCACCGCACCGTATATATGAGCTATCCCGACAGGCTCAAGCAGCGACATACCGAATACGACACCAATAGCGAGCCACATCAGATAGTCTATAGCCTTATTGATAGTCCTGCGCAAGGCTCGTGAAGTCCTCCATTTGTATTTGTCCATCAGAGTTCTGTTGCCAGCCTCCTTTGCAAGAGCATAGTGCTTGTTACTCTCACCCCAGCCGAATCGAAAGTCGGCAATGATGAAGATTACCAGAGCGAGCAGCATCCACCGCAATTCCTGTACAATGCCCACCATTTCCGAGCCGAACATCAGCATCCCGATAGCCCGTCCGCCCGTATTGTTAACAAGTCCGTCCATTTCCATATATATCAATTCTTTACTTAACAATTTGATTCTTCACTCTTCACTTACTTATCCCCAACGCTCTCTTCGCCCTCGCCAGATACCCGCACCGTTCTTTCAATCCGTTCTGACCGCCGTTTATCTTCTTCGTGATTTTCACCACGTCGTCGTTGTCTGCAAGTATGTTCAGACCGTGCGTCTTCCACCACCACATCGAGCTTTTCACCGCCCCCAACGGCTTCTCTATCAGTTCCGGGTTCGCTATCACGTCGCCCTTGCAATAAGCCGAACGGTTATAAGCGTCATAGTTCGACCGCCCCGTAATCTGTATCAGCCCCCTGCCTCTGTACTTATAGCCGTCGCCGTCCCTCTGCGGAGTATTCCCAAGCATCTTCGCCAGTTTCCCCGTATCGTACTTGTCAAAGTAGCCCTTGCTGCCCTGTTCCACCGTCCACCTCAATTCGCCACTCTCATGCGCTATCTGCGCCAGGTAGTGAGCCATGCGCAGCTGAGTGTCAATCTCGAACACCTCCGCATAGCTGTTGATATACGAGAGGTATTTGTCAATCCTGCTCGCAGCTGTAGGCATAATCTGCAACAGCTGCACCTTAGTAACCTTTACCATTCTCTTTTCTTTTTTAAATATTTCACTTTTTTACTATATATTCTCTCCATGCATATTTGTTCCTCAGATCCAAATATATCAAGTTAGGCTCGTAAGTGTATGCCTCCCTTTCGAAAGAGACGGCTCTGTAAGCCTTGTGGCAGTCTCTGAGCATTGCCAACTTGATTAGCCACTCCACCAGATACCAAACGTAATACAACACATACCCCATTTCCTTCATCTGGGCAGTATGTATCATTTCGTGGTTGATGTCCGTCTCCCTCATCGTGCATCCCTTGCGCACGAACAGCACTCCAAACAGGTTAATCGCCTTGAAGCCCGGAAATGGAATGATGCTGTTATATATCACCTTCATAACTCAACATTTAACATTTAACATTTAACACTCAACATTTAACATCCAACACTTACCCCACCGTGCTCCAAAACGTCAGCAGCACCATCCATATCGCCGTCACCTCCGCCATAAGCCACGGATGGTCGTCCTCGCTCCTACATGCCCAGTACACTACATACCACCCTAATAATGCAACCACAATCCTCCAGTTCACCGTCAGACACCAGCCTACACTCGCCGCAGCCGACACGATAGCAGCACTTTTATGCACAGCTCTCTCGTCTTGCTCCAAGAACCTTGGCGCAGCTCCCACGAACATCAGTCCAGCGCAAGACAGGAAAGCAAGGCACTGCACACCCTTGCCACAGTCCAGCAAGCACACCATCATCAGCATGCCGAACAGTATCATCACCATCTGGAACACCCAACCCTTCTTGCCCATCAAGTAATAGATAGACGATACCATGTCAGGCACCCCATACTTATTAATCACTACGCAAAGCATCACCACAAACAGCAATGCTGCAATAAAACTCAATACTACCATATTCTTAAAGTTAAACGTTCATCGTCAGCACCTCCGGATAGCCTGCTGTATAATCATACCCCAGTACACTCTCCACCGTGCTCATTTCGCTCACAGCCTTCTTATGCGCTGCCGTAACATTGAAACACTCCAGGGCATACATCTCCAATGCCGAGAGCAACTGTATCGCCTTGTCGCACTCCACCACCAGCTTCGCATCGCCAAGCCACAGCGTAGTAGTAGGCAATCCCATCGCCTTAGCGATAGTAGTAGAGTTCATAAGTCCCACACGGGTCGCCTTGTCGAGCCAAACACGCTGGCCGTTGAGGATAAAGCCGTTGACAGCAGATGAAGTGTCGTAGGCTTCAATGGCGGCGAGCACAGATGCTTTAGCCGAGTTGAGAACGTCGGCTTCTGTACCAACATTCTCAAGCCAACACACATCATACGCATACTGCTCCTTCTCTTGCTCCTCGTAGCGCATTTCACCCTCCTCGGTCATACCCATAGGTACACTCTCCACAGACTTCACTACCTGCTCGTTAAGAGCAATCATAGCTCTGCCACTCTTGCAGACAACCACCTTCGGCTGCTTCTGCTCAAAAATCATCTTTGTCATTTCCATAATAAAAAATTAAATCAAAATTCAATAATTCAAAATCGCCAAAGGCGACAATTCAAAACTCAAAAATCAAAACTCTATATTCCTAACTTGGTGCACAGCAGTTCGCATGCCTCCTGACTCGTAGTGTGATACCCTTCGAAGTAGAACGACTTGCCCTCTGCGCATATCTTCGTTTCCAGCGGAAGTTTCACCTTGCCTTCCTCAGCCAGCTTAAAGAACTCCTTTATCTCGAAACTGCCGTTGTTGGTGACATACAGATGCTTGCTGCCATCATCGCCTATTGCCACAAACTGAAAGCGCACGAAAAACTCGCTGTCCTTATGATTCTGACGTATCGAATAGTCGGTAATGACAATCTGCATGCCCTCTACCTTATCCAGCTTGATATTGTCACCCGTCATCGGTCGTACCGACATTCCTTTTTGATTCTTCATCCTTTTTAATCGTCTAATATCATTTTTTATAAGTTGTATAAGTCTTCTGCTGTCCGTCTTCATCAACATTCCGTGATAGCCGGCATAGTTCTGTCTTCCTCTGCCTGCTGCACGTATAGCCCTGCGTCTAAGTTCGGCTCGCACGTTGACAAACGAACCCTTAAACTTCTGTTTGCAGAACATAAAGCCGTTCTTTACACGCACCACCTGCCAGTCCTTCTTCATTTCCATGCCGTACCTTCCTTCAAGATAACTCATTTCCCAATGCACGGCTTCTACTACCTTTTCTCTATCATCATCCATGATGATGCGGTTGTCGCCAAAAGCTCCGTAAAACTGCGGTTTGAAGCGTCTTGTCAATTCGTTATCCATATCCGTCAGCGTCAGCATGGCAAGTATCTGCGACAGCGTACCACCTATAACGAGCGTCTCGTGCTGCAAAAGTATGTCGCACAGCAGTCTGCGTGTGAACGGGCAAGTGATAGTCTCGAACGCCACACCAAGCACCACCTTCGATTTTAGCGTCTCATAGAAACGACGTATGTCCGTCAGTCCTGCACTCGCCCCTGAATGGTTCTTCACGTATGTGCGTATCTTGTTCACCATACACCATCGCTTGTAGTTGCTCCACAGGCTCCTGCCCTCTATTCCCGAATAGCAATGAGGAGAGATTACATTAGTCAGCTTCTCCTTTATAACTATCAGCAGTATGTTTTGTATGCAGCGGTCATACACTGTATAGATGTCGGCATTACGGTTCTTGTCGCCCTTGCCCTTCTTCTCGATGATACGACGCACGGTAGGCTGGCATCTGTAGGTCTCGTCGGTCAGTTCACGTATTATGCGCTGTATCACAGCCTCCTTCTCGTTGGTTATCTTGCGTACTTCGGGCGAGTCGCTTACCCTCTCCAGGCATCTGTCTACACCCATGCGCACAATCACAGGGTCGGTCAAAAATCTCTTCAAGTTTCTCAGCTTCTTCTTATGATTCGCTGTCTTCAATTCTTCGAGGATATTTCCCTCGTGGGTAGCCTTCATCGGTTTGACACCATCCCCGATAGTGCCGTCTGCCTCCGTGCTCTCGCCCCAAAACGGCAATGAACGGCAGTCTACCAATCCATACCCACCAGTGGCGGTATGGGTGTTCGCTATGTTTAACCTTGTTGGTCGCGTTGTAAGGTTTTTCCTGCTATCTTCTACCTGATTGACAGCCAAAGCCCCAGCGTAATTCGCATTGCTATTGCTACAAGCGTTGTTGCTATTAGCCGAACGAGACGACGCATTGTCGTTGTTCGCATTGCACCCGACGGCAAAGGCTTTTTCCTTACCCACGCTTTTGTCTTTGCCAACCGTCACACACGGCTCGGACAACACATTGCTGTCCACCGCAGGAGAGAGCTTACCGTGTGCTTCATGACAAGACGTACCCATCGAACAGCCGTACATCATCCCATTCTCCGATGATGGCTGCTTCGTTATGTCGATATTATTCTGTCCGATGAGATTCATATATATTTTTATTTTGAGAAATACTTGAAGTTTATTTATTATTTTTCAGCTCCAAAGAGCGCCAATCGGGGCGGCTAACAGCCGCCGCCCCTCAGCTGGTTGGCGTTGCTCAAGGCTTGTTGTCTAACGGCCGACAGCTTTTTCTTTTTGCTGCCTTTCTATTGCTTGAGTTTAAGCTGAGGGACAGCCAAAGCCCCAGCGTAATTCGCAGCGCTAACGCTACAAGCGTTGATGCTACTAGCCGCACGAGACGACGCAGCGTCGTTGTCCGCATTGCACCCGACGGCAAAGGCTTTTACGCCCAGTTTGCCTTCTTCTGGTTTTCCATCCTTACCTTCGCCCCATATCGTATTCCCGCACCACAGGTAGCAGCTTTCTTTTGAGTGCGCAGACGCAGCTGTTGCCTCGGTTTGACAAAACAAAGAATACGAATAGTCTGCTTTGCTTATCCATCCTCCGATTACTGCCACATCACGTCTTTTGTGCAAGCCTTTCAATACGTCCAGCTTATAAGCAGACTCAATGTCTGTATAGCAAGACTTATTTACGAGAGTTGGCATATCGCTCCATTTTTCTGCACAATGATACTTATTATAATACTGTCCCTCACGACACTCAGTAGTGTAATATGCACCACATAATTGGAAGAAATGCCCATCCATTGGCATACTTAATCCGCGATACACCGAATGCGAGAATTTATATATCACATATCCGCCAGTCAAATCCGTGTTATCGATATAGATACCGTCAGCAACGTTCATCTTGACATAGCAGTTTACCACAGCGGTCATTACACCATCGGCAATACCTTGACAATTCGGAACGTCACGGATGATATAATAACGCTTGTTAGATACCATTCCCAAGCCAGTATCTAAGTCTATACTACCATCTTTAGCACACTGTAGTGCACCATCCGCGTCAAAGTGGAAAACATGGGTACGTGCGCCTACCTCACTCTGCAAACCCGCTTTTGTCACACCATCAAGCACCGACAGAACCTCACCACATTTTGTAAACGGAACATAATAAGCACCAACAAGAGCGCTGTAAGCTGACTGCGGACTGCCTTCTTGACCTTTTTTCAATCCAGACGTATTAAGTCCGAGATATTTTATCGCCACGCCCGTGGAGTCAAAAATTTTCAAACCCGAATTGGCGGCCATACGCTCTTCATTCCATGTGTCCGCATTAACCGTATCCTGCTGAGTGCATCCTACACCCATGCAATATAAATCGGTAGTGTCAAGCGTACCGCACTCGACAAACATCATCATTAACCACAATTCGTAGAACTCATAGTAGCAACCCATATACGGATAATTAGTATTAGGGTCGGCGTTCTTCGCCTGTGCGTAAAGCATCGAATAAATCGTAGATACCGACGTAGAGTAATATCCACCGCCATTCTCACGGAAAGACTCCTTTAGGAAACCATTGGGAGCCTGGTAGGAGCCTACAACATCGTCGCTTATTACATTGTGTGCGCACGAACGCTCATCGCCTGCCAGTTTAGTCTGTACTGTATAGAAGGGCGACATGGCAAAAGGCTCCAGCTTCTTAGCTGCATGACCTTGCCAGTAGCTTTGCGACACACCCACACCCATGCAACTCATTTCCGAACCGTCCGTCTGCTCGTTTACCTTCAGCATATACAAAGGTATATCGGTATAGACAAGAAGGTCGCCTTCCGTTCCGTCCACTGCCACCGTATCGCCATTGTTCGCGAGCGTGATGCGTCCTTTTGCACATTCGTGCTGCAATACGGCATCGTTATCCACACGCTTCACAGTGCCTATCTTCATGTGCTTGCCAATCTCACGCACCAATTGGCGTGTACCGTATATGAACGGCTGCGACGGCTGCGGGTCAGCATCGCCCGATACACGGGCAAAACCAACAAAAGCATCGCCGAAGAGGTCCAACCGTTTCTGCACATCTGCAATGTCAGCAGCGTTCTGCGCTACTGCATCCTTGGTCGTAGCCATGTCCGTTATGAGCTGCTGCACCTTCTCGCCTTCGCCCACCTTTACGCTCTTGCTCTCACCGTTGCGGTCGGTCACAGTCAGCGTGCCGTCGTCGGCAAGAGTCGCATTTACATTTCCGGCAGCCGTTACGGCATCAGTCACCTTGTCCGCGCCCTTGTTTGCAGCATCAGCAGCAGTGTTGGCAGACAGCGCAGCCTGTTGGGCGTTCATCACAGCCTGCTGGCTGGCATCAGCACGCTCCTGCTCAGCCGATATACGCAGCTTCTCATTCGCCACACGTCGTGCCTCCGCTTCCGCTCTCAGCTTCTCGTCATTGCTACGCTGTTGTTCGGCACGTGTACGAGTCTCCTCATTGCCTGTGCGCACACCCTCCGCGTTCGAGCGGTTTTGCTCAGCCGTTACTCGTTCGCCCTCGTCCGTCACACGCTGTGCCTCGTTCCGCGCAGCCGTCGCATTAAAGGTCTTAGCTGCTTCCACCTCCGCCTTAGCCTTACGCAGCGTGTCGGTAAGCTGTAGGTTGAGAGCTTCGCCCTGCTCAGCAGCCTCCTGCGCACGACTCGCCTGAGCCTGTGCCGATGCCGATGCCGAAGTCGCAGCCGTAGCCGCTGCATCCACCTTGTCCAAAGCAGCCTGTAGC